AAAACGTTTTGGCTTGTTGATAGAGTGAACTATCACTGACTGGTCCTACCTTACTTACTTCCCAACCAAACCAAGTGCCCTTGTCGTTGGACATTTGAGTTGTTTTTAGTTTGTAAATATGGCTAAAAGATGCCGGAGTAAATAATCCGTTTTTACCTTTTAGTTTTAAACCACTCATCATTGAGTTCCATTTTCTACTAATTTTTAATTGAGTAGACTTCATAGAAATCAAAGCTGTTGAGGGACTATCTCCTAAGATAATCACAAAGTGTGATGCAGTTTTTTCGATATAATTACCATTAGGCAATCTATCTTTATAATTTGCATCTGCCTTTGTTTTTGACATGATGTCAGATGAAGATGGGTAGATGTTAATTGGTGCACCTAAACCTTCTCCTCTATCCTTCCATTCAAGATATTCAAGTTTATAAAAAGCTGGAATAACATTAATGCCTTCCACCCCGTTATATAACTCTCCAGTAACAGAATTGTAAATCATTCCTGCTTCTGCACCTTCCACATATTTACCATCCCTTTTATTTACTTCAGGTGATAACTGTGCAAGGATTTTAAGGAAAGGTAATGCTAGATCTTTTTGACCTATTTCACCAAGTCCTTTGCTCGCGTCTCCTTCAAATACATTTGCCGGAAGAGGAGCACTTTCTTTCTTTGTCATGGTTCC